CCAACGGCCCATCGAGTCCTTGAACACGATGCGTTCGTCCTTGTTGATCTCGCCGATGGTGGTGATGTCGAGGGTGTCGGTGCCGTCGGTGGCTCTGGTGCGGATGGCTTTGATGGCGTATGGGAGGTCGCCGAGCGGGTTGCCCCAGCGGTCGAAGATCATGTAACGCATGGTCGTGTCTCCTAGATGAGGGTGAGCGGCCGGTAGGTGAGGATGCCGGCGCAGCCGGTGAGGGCGAGCGTGTGCACGCCGGGCGGCAGGGGGAAGTAGTCGGATTCGAGGGTCGGAGCCATGAGGTTGCCGTTGACGCGCAGCTCCCGGTGGTCGGGGTCGGTGATGATGCTGATTCGTCCGGTGATGGCGGTGGTGGACGCGACGGCGAGGGTGTGGCCGTGCGCGTCCTTGATGCTGACGGTCTTGGCGTTGGCGGCGGGGGTGAGCGTCCATGTGGGCCAGCATGGCCGGTTGCCTTTGACGTGGATCGTGTTCGCGCCCGTTTTGAGCGCGATGGATCGGCCGCGGCCGATCAGGTAGGGGTGGGCGTCGATGCTCACGGTGACGAGCGTGGCGATCTGGCGGGGGCCGGCCCATTTGTCCGCCCATGCGCCGAGGCTCATGCGGCCTCGGTATTCGCCGGGCAGGCTGCGCCATGAGAGCGTGACGATGGTGCCGGCGAGGGCGGCGAGGCGGGTTTTGGCGGCGAGGATGTCGTCTTCGCCGCCGATCGCGTACAGGTTGAGCGTGATGGCGCGGTTGCCCATGTACGCGGCCCCGGTGGGGTCTTCGAGGGTGAGGTCGAGTTGTCCGTCGCGGCCGGGCATGTCCTGCGTGCTGGTTGTGGGCTTGGTGGCGTCGATGGTGATGCCGTCGGCGGCGAGGGAGAACATCATGCGCTCCAGCGGGACGCCGTTGAGCGTGGGGTCTTCGACATGCGGCAGGCGCATGCGTCGCTGGTAGAGCATGATGCTTTCCTCTCTGGTTTTAACGGCCTCTCATGGCGAGGCTGTTGAGTTCGTAGCTCATTGGTTTGGCGAGTTTGCCGGCCATGACCTCGCCGCCACGGTCGTTGAGGTTGAGCGTGATGCCGGCGGCGAGGGCCGCGTCGATCGCGTCGATGATGTCCTGTTTGGTGGCGTATTCGCCGGCCTGTTCGTCCATCGTGTACGCGATCCGGCCGCCGTTGACGGTGCCGTGGTATGCGAGCGGGGTTTCGAGTCGGCTGGTGTCGGTCTTGAGGCTGACGGTCGGGACCATGTCGGTCAGTCCGTCGATGCTGTCGGCGACGAGGCCGCTGGCCTTGTCGATGCCCTGGGCCATGCCGGCGGGTATCCATTTGCCGACCTCGTCCCTAAAGATGCGTGACGGGCTGTGGATGCCGAGCACGCTCTTGGCCCAGCCGACGAGGCTGCTGCCGAGGTTGCTGATCGTGTTCCTGACCCATTGGAACGCGCCGCCGATGCCGTTGATGAGGCCGCTGATGACCTGACGACCCGTGTCGTACAGCCATTGGCCGGCGCCGCCGACCGCGCCGAGCACGGTGCTTTTGATGCGGCCGACGGTGTTGCTCACGTTCTGGATGCCGTTGGACACGGCCGACGTGATCCCGTGCCAGATGTTTCCAAGGAACGAGCTGACGCTGTTCCATACGCTCGTCCATACGCCGCTGATGGCGTTCAGGACGGTCGAGATGGTGTTGCGCACATTCTGGATGTATGTGGACACCACGCCGCTGATCGCGTTCCAGATGGTGGACGCGACGGACTTGACCGCGTTCCAGATGCTCGTCCACACGCCGGCGATCGCGTTGAGGACGCTGCCGATCGTGTTCCTGATGCCGTTGATGATCGGCGTGAAGAACGCGACGATCTTGTTCCATACGTCGGTGAAGAACGTGCTGATGGCGGTCCATACGGTGGTCCAGACGGTCTTGATTGCGTCGAGGGTGTTCGACAGGAACGCTTTGATGCCGTCCCATGTGGCCGTGAAGAACGATTTGATTGCGTCCCATGCGCCTTGCCAGTCTCCCTTGAGGAGGCTGAGGAACACGACGATGACGGTGTGGATCGCGTTCACCACGGTCGAGATGTAGCCGCTGATAAGCGTGAAGATCGTGTTGACGACGTTGTAGATCGCCGTCCAGATGGTGCTCCATACGGTGTTCGTGCTGTTCATCTGCTGGGTGATGAACGAGAGTATCCAGCCGAACACGGTGTTGATGCCGTTCCGCCGATGACGGTGAACACGTTGACGATGAAGTCGCGTATCCCGTTGAATATCGTCGTGGCGGTCGTGCTGATGCCGGTCCACACGCCGGACAGGAACGTGGTGATCGACGTCCATGCGCCGGTGACGCCGCCGCTGATCGTCTGCCATAGGCCCGTGAAGAAGCCGGCGATGCCGTTCCATGCGGATTGCACGCCGCCGGTGATCGTCGCCCATAGGTTGGCGAGGAATTCGCCGAGCCCGTTCCATATCGCCTTGGCGCCCTCCACGAGCGCGGCCCATGTCTCGGACAGCCATGAGGTGAACGCGGCCCATGCCTTGCGGCCTACCTCGGTCTGGGTGAAGAACCAGACGAGCGCGGCCACGACGGCCGCGACGGCGACGACGATCGCGCCGATGGGGTTGGCGGCTATGACGGCATTGAACGCGCCCTGCACGGCGGTCGCCATCTTCGTGGCCGTGCTCCATGCGGTCTGTGCGGTCTTGACGAGGCTCAGCCCTCCGGCCATCTGCTTGAGCATGGCGACCGGGCCGCCCAGGTCCGTCATGAGCATGATGCCGTCGCTGATGCCCTTGGCGGCGGTCGTCACCGTGTTCATGGTTCCGGTTAGCGCCTGTAGACCGCTGTTGAGCGCCTGATAGCCCTTGACCGCGGCGAACGCGGTGCCGATGCCGATGATGGCAGCGCGCACGATGTCGCCGTGTTCGCTGGCCCATTCGCCGACCGATTGCAGTGTGCCGGCAAGCGCTTTGACGATCGGGGTGGCGACCTTGAAGGCGTCTCCGACGAGTTTGCCCGCGGCGGCGGCCGCGCCGCCGTTTTCGCCGATTTCGAGGAGGCCGGTCGCGGCGTCCTGTAGGCCTTGGAATAGTTGGGTCAGGCCTTGCCAGAGTTCGCCGAGCGCGGCGAGGAATGCCTGCACGCCGCCGGTGTCGGCGAGTGTGCCGATGAAGATGCTCACGTTGCGGGTGAGTGCGATCCACCAGTTGACGAGCGCCGAGATGACGTTGTTCAGGCCGACGAGGAAGCTCTGCATGCCGCCGCCGTTGGTGATGACGTCGAGCAGGCTTTTGCCGAATGCGGCCACGTTCGCGCCGAGGCCGGTGAGGTACAGGCCGAGTTTGGCGAAGTCGCCTTGCCAGATCGAGACGAGCGGCTTGGCGGCCTGCGCGGCTTGGCCAAGCCAGTTCTTGACGCCCGTGACCATGTTGGCTGCGGCGTCGCCGATCTTGCCGAACTGCGAGCTGAAGTCGTTGATCGCGCCGGCAATGTTCTCCACGCCGATGGCCTCGATGACCTTCTGGACGGCTTTGGCCACACGGTTGCGGACGTTCTCAAACGCCGTGCCGATGCCTTGGGTGGCGTCCCTGGCCTGCTGGGCGAAGCTCGCGTATTGGGCGAAGCCTTGTTTGTTGAGGCGCATGACGGTCTTGTTGAAGTCGTCGAAACTGTAGGTTCCGTCCTTCATGGCCTCGTACAGGTCGTTGGCGTTGTGGCCGGCTCCCATCATGGCCTCGGCGACCTGATTGAGCTGGCCGGGCATGGCGGCCTGTATGGATCGCCACGCCTGCATGTCCACCTTGCCGGCGGAGAGCATCTGCGTGTACTGGGTTAACGCGTTTTCCTGCTCGATCGTGCTCGCGCCGCCGGCGAGCATGGCGTTGTTGAACGCGAGCGCGATGTCGGTGGCCTCGTCGAGGTTCGAGGTCAATGGGGCGAGCTGCTGCACCATGCCGGTCATGGCCGAGCTGGTGGTGGGCAGGCCGTCGAGCGCTGCGCTGATCTTCTTGATGCTCGCCGCCGCGTCCTCGCTGGAGTACCCGAGGTTTTTCATGACCTTGGGGAAGTTGTTCATCTGGTCGGCTCGGCCGATGGCGCTGTTGAGGCTGGAGGCGACCACGCCGGCGACTTTGTTGAACACGCTCGCGGTGACGCCGGCGACGGCTCCGATCTTGGCGGAGAAGCCGGAGGTGAAGTTCTTGCCGGCCTGTGCGCCGCCTTTGTCTCCGGCTGAGCCGAAGGCGTCCTGTATGGCTCGGCCGACGCCGCTCATGGATGGGACGATCTGCACGTAGGCGTGTGCTAGTTCGACCATGTGCGCTCCCTTCGGTCAGGTTCGTGGCATGCGCAGGATGCGCAGCATGTTGTCGGGGTCGAGCTTCTGGACGTTGGCGGTCCTGGGGAAGCCGGGGCGTTCGATCGCGCCGCGCCATTCGCCTTGTTTGGCGGCTTTGGTCTTCGTCCATGCGATGAAGCCGGTGTTGTCGGCGATGGTGGCGAGCAGGTGTTTGGCGGTGCCCCATGTGGCGCGTTCGTCGATGCGCCCCCATGTGAGCGCGTCTTCGGGGAGGTTGGCGGCGAGGTCGGCGGCGCGACGCACCCTCACCGTGTGGCCGATCTCGTCCATGTCGAGCCCGTAGAAGCGTTGGAGGTCGGCCCGCAGGGCGTCGGGCGCGGCCTCCATCATTTCCACGAGCGTCAGGAGTTTGGGTTGAGTGCTTCGATGAGCTGCTGGACGAATTCGCCGACCTTCTCGAAGGGGATGCGTCCGTTGTCGTCGCGCAGCGCCTTCTTCACGTTCGTGTAGTCGTCGCCGCACAGCTTGCGCAGGAACGGCACGATCGTGAAGCCCCCGTCGTCGCTGTCGGCGGCGTGCTGGAGGTCGTAGAGGTATTCGACCATATCGAGGTCGTCGAGGATGGACGGGTCGATGGTCAGGGTCGCGCCCATGACCTCGATCCTGCGGGGCTTGTCCTTGGGCTGCTTGTGGTCCTGCGGCTTGGTTGTCATTGGTTGTCCTTTCACGGAAGTCGAAAAAAGCCGGCCGGAGGCGGTTCCGGTCGGCTTTGCTGTTTATCGGGGCGCGGGTCAGGCTGCGGCGTGGAGCGCCTGCTTGAGCGCCTTGGTGGCGTCCTTGGACAGCGGGGCGATGATCTCCTTGCTGGTGGCACCGTCGATGAGGTCGGACGGGTTGGCGCTGTAGGTGACGTCGTAGCCGATGACATCGGTGCTGGAGTAGGTGATGTCTCCGACCTCGCTGATGGTGGCGTCGGGGATGATGATGCGCTTGACGCGGCTGGCGGTCATGAGGATCTCGAAGACCCAGACGCAGGATTCGCCGTCGGGCATGGTGTGCAGGACGGTGAGTGTGTTCGCGTCGCCGTCTCCGGTGGCGGTGACGTTGCCGGAGCCGTAGCGTGCCTTGAGGCTTTCGACGCGGGTCTCGATCATGATGAACTGGTAGGTTTCGGCGTAGCTGCTGATCTCGTTGATGACCTGCACGCCGCCCATGTCGTTGATGGTGGTGTTGTCGGTGTCGGTGGCGTTGGTGATGCCGTCCTCGCCGAGGAAGCCGACGCATTCGTATGCCGCCGCGAGCGCGGTGGTGGCGTCGGTGGGCAGTACGGTGCCGGCGGGTGCGCGGTAGGCGACACCGGCGACCATCGGTTTGCCGAGGCTTACGTTCTTCTTGTTGTTCTTGGTTGCCATGTTGGTTCCTTCAGGTGGTTGTGGTGATTTCCGCAGTGATCTGGTAGCGGTGTTCGGTCGGAGGCCCGTTGAGGCTGGCGTCGGCGATGCTGTGTATCTCGACGTCGGCGATTTCGGGGAGCCGCCACATGTCGAGCAGCAGGTCGGCGACTTGTTCGGCCGTGTCTGCGGCCTGCGAGCGGGTGGGGGCGTTGACTTGGACGATGAGCATGGCGTCGTCCCTGTAGCGGGTCCTGACGCCGCCGGATCGCTGCACGGTGATGTATCGTTCGGGGCGCGGGTCTGGCGTGCTGCCGTGTGCCGTGTATCCGTCCGGCGGGGG